TGCAACAATTTTAGTGAAATCAAGCGTTCCTTGATGTCCTCTAAACTCTACTGTGCCATAACGTGAATAGCTTTGCAGGTTAAGCTTAGTATAACGTGATACACCTTGCACAGATCCTGCACCGTCTAAGCGTTCACGTACTGCACTTTGATTGATCATGCGGTTCAGCAATGCCTTATTGGATTGGCAAGCTTTGAACCCTCTTACGCTTTCTTGGTTACCTCTTCTTGATTCGGGCAACATTGTGTCAATCGCTACTTCGTTTTTTACGAAATGATTAACCAAGTATTGAAGTTGCTTTGCTTTGAATCCTTCAAGCGAATGATGGCAATGCAAACCGCAGGTTTTATTAACCTCAGTATGATAGCTATTCACTATTTGAAGCAATGCATCCAACTGCTTGAATAGCTCTCTTGCTTTCAATGGCGGAGAAACTATTTCAATTCCTCGCATGTCGCTATTGCGATTGCCTAAGCTAGCATCATGGACAATTTTCCAATGCCCTCTAATATTGTGGTTATAACTTTCGTCTCTTACTGTGAGTAATGAATTACGGTTACAATCGTCAATGAAGTTGCTATACTCATCCCTAAGTATGAATAGCTCTAACTCTATGCCTATCGTTCTGTCAGTATCCATTAAAGAGCAAGCGATTTGATCCGCTTGTTCTGCGTTTATTTCTGTATTTTCTGTAGTCATGATATTTTGATTAGTGTTTTATTTGTATGTAGCACCTTGGCTATTCTGTAAATACTGAGGAATGGGTTACCCATTTGCAAGCTTAAATTTATATAAAGGGTTACCCTTTAATTACGCTCAAATTATCCCATAAAGAAAGGGTTACCCATTGGCTCTAAGAATGGGTTACCCATTTAGAGGGAAAAAAACTGCTTTATGAGCCTGTAACACGCATAAAATAGCGGTTTGCGAGCTTTTTTGGCTAGATATGGGGCGGAGGGCGTCCAAGCACAGGCCCTAGGTGTTTGCACGGACATATAAACAGCCCCATAAAAAATTACAAAGCTCAAGGGTTTCTACAAACAAGACTTGACATTTGCAGACTAGCACTATAAGCCTATTTTTATCTTATATATATGTTGTATTTATGTATGGTATAGGTTTTGCAATATTGCAATAGGTGTTTTGCAGATTTGCAAGAGGGTTTTATAACAGATGTCTAAAGAATTAACAGAGAAACAAGAGTTAGATGCAGAGATTAAAGCTGCTATACTTGATGTTGCTAAGGACAAGGAGATGCTCAAGGTCAAGAGTTTGTCTAGGCACAACCCCGAAAGGGTAGCTAAGGTACTGTATTTGTCGGCTATAGGGGTATCGCAAACAAGTATAGTACGCAAGTACGATGTACCAAGGGCGGTGGTTATAAGTATAATGGTAGACTACGCAGACTACAGGGACAAGTTCAGGGAACTAGGTGGCAAGCTATCTGCCCGATCCTATGTAAATCTAGAAAGCCTAGAAGAAGATGTAATTCAATCAGTCCGAGAAAGAATACAAACAGGTGAGTACGAACCATCGCCCAAGGACATCAAGGAGATAAGTATAGCTAAGTCTAACTCTGCTAGGCAGGCACTAACGGCTAGAGGTGAAGCATCTCAGATAACAGAAAGCCGCAATGTAGTAACCCAAGAGGACTACAATGATACAATTAAGGCTGCCGAGGAACGCATTAAACAAATTAAAGAAGGAGAAGTTATAGATGCCTAGAATGGAAGAACACGAAGAAGAAGCTTTTGATAAAGCTAAAGCTATTATATCTGAGCATTTTCCCAATTGGGCTATAGTTGTTATAGATGAAGAAAATTCGCTTACCTATGATTACACTAATTACTACATTGGTAAAACATTATTTAGGGAAGCTATATCTGAAATGAACAAAGACGACTTAGACATAATCTGGGACGATGAAGAAGCTGAAGTAGAAGACGAAGAAGATGGAACTTAGTTTTACGAAGCACCCTATTATCAAGCCTCCTACTGATGAACAGATTGTTCTTCTAGGTAAAAATGATCCTAAGTTATTAGAAGAGCTCCACAGGGTGCACGAAGGCAGAATAGATGCTAGCACCAATGATCCGTTAAATCACGGATTTGATTTAGATGGTTGGACTAGAATGCACGAAGGTTTATCTAAGTACAACGAATGCTTAGTTCTAGGGGGTAATAGAAGTGGTAAGACTACAGGGTGTGCAAAGATGATTATGCAGGCGGTTACTGAATCTATGGATGGTCACCTAGTATGTTTTAGTCAGAACGCAGATACATCGGTTAAGGTTCAGCAGGCGGCTATATGGGAGATGATGCCTAGAGAGTTCAGAAGGAAGACCAAAAGCATAGAAGGTTACATTAATTTTTCTATGCAGAACGGATTCACGGGTTCTTCGTTTATTTTTCCAGATACTAGGACTAGAGTAGACTTCAAGACTTACACGCAGTACACTAACAACCAAACTATATTAGAAGGTTTTGAATTTGGATTCAAGAAATCTAAAGGATTAAACATAGGAGCTTGGCTCGATGAGTACCTTGGAGATTCGGCTTTAGTAAATACATTAAGATTTCGTCTTGCTACAAGAGACTCTAAGTTAGTTATAGGGTTCACGCCTATTGATGGGTACACGCCATTTATTAGCGAGTATCTAAAAGGAGCAGAAACATTAGAGACAAAGCAAGCAGAATTATTAGATAAGTCATTACCAGTTAAACAATATAGTTCAGAGAGGGATGCAAGCATAGTTTACCTTCATTCTGACGAAAATCCTTTTGGTGGCTATGAGCGTATTGCTAAAGACCTTCGTGGTAGACCTGAAGAAGAGATTATGGTTAGAGCATACGGTGTGCCAGTTAAGTCAATGACAAGTCTGTTACCATTATTTAATACTGAAGTAAATGTACTATCTAAAACAAAAAACAAATACGGAAAGCAATTTCCAGATATATCCAATAAGCAAAGATACAGTTGTTATCAAGTGGTCGATCCTGCCGGAGCTAGAAACTATGTATCAATCTGGGCAGGAGTGGATAAAGAAGGTAAAGTTTTTATACGGAGAGAGTGGCCCGACAGAGATACATATGGGGAGTGGGCAATTTACGGTGATCCGAAGTGGAAGTACGGACCAGCTGCTAAAAAGCTTGGACTCAATGTCCGAGGATACGTAGAGCTCTTTGAAGAAATAGAAGAGGATCTAGGTATAGAGGTTATAGAACGCATAGGAGACTCTAGATACTTTGCTAGAGAGAACGAGAACAATGACGATTTGTTTACTACCTTCTATGACTACGGTATGCACTTTGTGCCTTCAGACGGTAGGACAGAAGAGATAGGTATATCTGCCTTAGACGATTGGTTCAGCTATAACCCTAATGTAGAGATAGATTCTGCTAATGAACCTATGTGCTATATACACTCGGATTGCAAAAATTTAATAGACAGTTTAATTAACTACAATTCAAAAGGAAAATCTGATGAAGCCCTCAAGGATTTCTTTGATTTAATAAGGTACTTCAGAATGGCTAACGCTGGTGAAGGACCTGATCATATAGATTCAAGGGAGCTTACAACTACAACTAACACAAAAGGAGGATACTAATATGCCAAAAAGAAAATTAACTGCACTAGCAGAAGAATACGGTATATCTTTTGAAGATGCTCAAGACTTAGCTTTTGAAAAATTTGATGAAGATATGATAACAGGAAGAGGTAAAAACACTTGGATTGACCAAAGAGGTCAAGCTATGTTTGATGACCTTGTTCCTATTGATATAATCTACAGAGGACGTGTACTATCTGAAGCACCTAATCCTAGTTATGTAATTTGTTACATAAAAGAATTAACCGCAAAAGTACCTGTACGCATACCTCTAAGATACAAGGGAATGCTCAATAATAAAATAATTCACATACAAGCAGACAATACGGGGAACGCTCCAAAGTACAATTGGATACCCACAAAAATAAGAACTTAATTTATGGATAACGAAAACATATCGGAATCACTAACTTATGTGGCTAAGTCGCCAGATATTAACACTCTTCGTTATGCCTACGATCAAACGGTAACTGAGTTAGAAGCATACTTTGATTTATGCAGATGCAGTTACGATGACAGGCGTAATTGGTGGGCAGGCAAAAGCCGTGATCATAGGAAACACGGTGCAGATGCTTTCCCTTGGGAAGGTGCAGCCGATATGGAAGCTCACACTATTGATGAGCGTATTACTAGATTAGTATCTTTGTTTATGTCTAGTCTTAATCGTGCTAATGTAAGAGCTTTTCCAGTAGAATCTAGTGACATGGCAAGATCAAAAGTTGTATCTAGTTTCTTAAAGTGGATGGTAACATCAGGTTACATTCCTAGATTTCAAAGAGAAATGGAACTCGGAGCTAACTATTTGTTAGAGCGAGGGATATTGATGACTTACGTAGGTTGGCACAGAGAAGATCGTAGATTCCTGCAGTTGCTTAGTTTAGAACAGATTTCTGAAATGTCTCCAGAGATTGCTGATTTAATTATGTCAGGTGAAGCCGATGATCAATTGGTAAGCACACTGCAAACAGTTTTCGAAGGAGTAAGCGACAAGAGGGCGAAGAAAGCTATTAAAGAACTTCGTAAAAAAGGATCTACTGAGTTACCTATAGTTCGCAGGCAGATTGATGCACCTGAAGTTAAAACACTTGCACCAGATGGAGATTTCTTTTTTCCTCCGTATGTAACCGATCCTCAGAGAGCACCGTATTGTTTTTGGAAAACTTACTACACAGCTCAAGAGCTTGAAAACAAAGTTATTACTGACGGATGGGATGAAGATTTTGTGCAATTCGTAATTGAACGCTACAGAGGTGTAAACATTGATAGTATTGAGCGTGAACAAGAAGGACGCAGAAGTACATCATTAACAGACAACGCTTACGAAGCCAATGAATTAATCGAGATAGTATACGGATACCAACGTTTAATTGACCGTGAAGACGGATCAGAGGGAATTTACTGCACGGTATTCCACAAGGAGTTCTCAGGCAACGATCTAGCTCCTGGATTTGCTAAGTTTGAATTACTCAATGGATACGAAGACTACCCTGTAGTAGTAACTAAACTTTCAGAAGACAGTAAACGCTTGTACGATACTCAGACTATACCTGATATACTTCGTGGCATACAGAATCAAGTAAAAGTAGAGCGTGATTCCAGAATAGACAGAAACTCTTTGGCTACATTGCCACCGATTTTGCACCCCGTTGGACAAGCTCCAACTGATTGGGGGCCTGGCAGAATGATTCCATATCGCAGGAAGGGAGACTTGGACTTTGCTCCTACACCTCCATCACCTGTAGGTTCTATCGAGATAGAACAAACAATGGAAGCTCAAGCTGACAGACTTTGTGGATTAGATGAAACATCTAACATAAGTCAGATTCGCAAGCAGTTCCTTGTTGATAAGTTTCTTCAGCACGGAGCAGAAGTTATGCGTATGGCTTACAAGTGTTTCCAAAGATTCGGTCCAGACTCTGTATTCTTCAGAGTAACAGGAGTACCTGATGCACAGGAGTTCACTAAAGGCGACCCCGATGAAAACTTTGATATTCTAATAAACTACGATGTATTAAATACAGACCAAGAAACAATGGCTAGTAAGTTGCAACAATTAGTTTCACTTACATCATTAGACAGAAGTGGTCGTATTAATATGGATAGCTTATTAGATGTAGTTGCAAATTCTATTGACCCTGTATTGGCTGATAGCATTCTACAACCCGCAGAAGTTGCACAACAACAAATGGTAAAAGATGTAACGGATGACTTGACAAAAATCTTTGCTGGTATTGAAATGCCTGCTAGACCAAACGGTCCACAAGTTGCATTGCAAGTTATCCAACAGTATACCCAACAAGAAGACATAGCAGGTAGACTTCAACAGGATGAAGCTTTTGCTGGACGAATGGAAAAGTACGCTGGTCAATATACCTTTATGATGCAACAAGCAGAAAATGCACAGATTGGTAGAATAGGAACAAATCCTGCCCAAATGGGAGGAATGCAAACGCAATCTTTATGAGTATAGCTAAATTAGAAGAAGACTTACAAATATTATCAACTAATGAATCCTTTGCTAGATTCATACAAACAGTTTATTCATTACGAGAGGAAGCAATAGCTTCTATGTTTGAATCAGACAAAGATCAAGTGCAACAGATTTCGGGCACTATATTGGCGTATGATCAACTGCTTAAAATGACAAATTGGAGCTCTCTTCAAACAAAGCATATAGGTCGATTACATAACGACTTGTAGGCAATTGTATAATACCTTTATCGCTAACGCTTCAGCGTCAAGAAGTGGAAACAATTATGTCCGAAGAAATCACAACGGAAAACGCCCAAGCCGTAACCCAAGAGGCGAGACAGTCAAATATTACAGCGTCAGACTTTGTTCAAAGACGCTTAGGTGCATCAGATCAGCAGGAAACTCCTGAAGAAGCTGAAGCACCAGTTGTTGAGGAATCAACCGAAGAGGTAGAAAAACCTGTTGAAGAGAGTACAACAGAAGTAGCTACATCCGAAGAAGAATCCTCAGATGTTCCTTCACAGTTGAATTTGGATGAAATGTCCGAAGAAGAACTCCAAGAGTTATCCGAAAAACTTGGAAGCCGTGCTGTTGCTAGATTTGGTGAACTAACTGCAAAGCGTAAAGCCGCAGAAGAAAGACTAAAAGTTCTAGAAGCAGAATTAAACAAACAAAACCCATTAGAAAGCACTCAAGATGTAGCTGATAATCCTTATTCTGATTTACTTAGTATTGAAGATTTACAAGGTAAAGCACAAGAAATAAATAAAGTTATTGAGTGGGCAGAGGATGTATTGTTTAACGCAGATGGTTACGGTCCACAAGATGAGGTTACAGAAGTTGAAGGCAAAGGTCTAACTAAAGCCGATGTAAGGAAAAGCTTACTGAACGCTAGAAAATCAAGAGATCGATTTTTACCTGCTCAATTAAAAACTGTACAAACAGTAGAGCAATCAAAGGTAATTAAAAAATCTTTTGAAGATCAAGCCAAACAAGAACTGTCTTGGATGCAGGGAGAAGATAATGATACGAGAGTACGGTACGAAGCAATGATTTCGGACCCTCGTTTCAAACAACTAGAAACAAATGTAGATCCTGAAGTTGGTGCTCAACTGAACTATATTATTGCTCACGCAGCTAATAGTATGTACGGTAGACAAGCAGTCAAGAACAGTCCTACATCACCTAAGTTGAATCCTCCAAGCACAGGTGCTTCTTCAGCGTCTCAATCAGAGAAAACTATAGGAAAATCTGTAAAAGCCTTAAAACAGGTAAGTCAGCAATTTAAAAATACAGGAACAAAAGGTGATTTCATCACTCTCAGAACCCTTCAATTATCAAAACAATAACAACATAAATATACAAAATTATGTCCTTTTCAGATACATTCGATCCGGCTAAAGCCGTTCTTACGGGGCCTGGTTCTGCTGTTTCCAATCGTGAAGACTTGACAGATGTCATGACAATTCTTGCACCTGAGGAAACCCCAGTACTTTCTTCTGCTTCAAAGCAGAAAGCCTCTTCCACTTTCGTAGAGTGGACAGTTGACACCTTGGCAAGTCCAAGCACATCAGGAGTCTCAGAGGGTGCAGATGTTACTGCATTCACTGATAAATTCGCTAGTCGTGCTCGCCTAGGTAACTTCACACAAAAATTCCGTAGAGACTACATGGTTTCTGACCTCCAAGAGGCAGTTGACTCAGTAGGACCTGCTAAAGTTGCACAAGCTGAAGCTAAAGCAATTCGTGAGTTAAAGCGTGACATCGAAGCTACATTATGCTCAGCTAATCAGCGTAGTGCAGAAAACGGTGCAGGCACTCCTTATGCTTTACGTGGTTTAGGTCAATGGTTATCAGGAGCTGCTGACGCAGATGTCCCTGCTAATTTCCGTACACCTGCATCTAGCATCTACACAACTACTGAAGCTAACAATACTGCATTCACAGAGTCCGCTCTTAATGACATTATCTCAAGCATCTATCGTGAAACTGGTTCAACCAACAGCTTAACGCTTGTTGCTGACACAGGTTTACGCAGAGTTATCTCTGACTTTGCTCGTTTTGGTGCAGCAGGTACAGCTGCTTCTGAAGCAGGTGTTCGCTCTGTTAATTATGATGGCAACAGTGCTCAGATTAAATTATCAGTAGAGCTATACCAATCAGATCACGGTATCGTTTCAATAGTAAACGGTAATCCTGATTGTATGCCTAACTTCGGTGGTACTACTTCTGACAGTTCTGGTTACTTAGTTAACCCTGAGTACTACGGTATTCATGAGTTAATCCCAATGGGCTCAACCCGTCTACCTAACTTAGGTGGTGGTGAGCGTGGCTTCGTTGATTGTGCACTTACATTAGGTATGTACCAACCACAAGCTCACGGTTTAATCCAAGACGTAACTTAATAA